CATAGCTTCTCCCTTGTGATCTTCGGCTTCCTGCGTAGGACGTACAGCCAATACTTGAATGACTTATGCCCTGCTCTCCATGCACCAATGTTGAGTCGGATGGCATACAGGAACACGCCCCACTTGTAAGCCCGTGCAAGCTCTTTCTGCATCGAGTCCCAGTCGGCAAAACAACCGTCGCTGTATGTGATTCGGTATTTGTACTCAGTCATGCTTCCCTCGCTTCTCATGGCAACTACTTCATCACCAGATCGTTAATCTGATCAGTCAAGATCGCCCCAAGGTCCCGGCCATGGACCGCAACCATTTGAGCTTCTTTGCAGTCATAGATCACCTTGGCGGAATCTCGGATAGCTTTGTTGTAGCCGCTCTTATAAACATCACCGCCATCCAGCATCATCACAATGGCATCCCTAACTAAGCTCGATGCCTGCCTGTGCTGCGCCGCCTGCTTAATCTTCGCGTAGTATTCCGGCGGAAGATAAACAGAGTACGGTATTAACTTTCGTGATTCCATACCATAAACTCCTGATGAATTGTGTTCAACTTATTGCGGGCCACTTCGTTAGTTTTTAACTCGGCTCGTGACTGAACGCCCAAATAATTCCGCAGCCACTCAGTCGCCTCTGGTTCTGAAGCTTTCAAGATTTGCAAGTCCTCATGCAAATATTGCCAAAATGCCGGATCACGACACAGGGCGCCAGCCTTAGAGACGTATTGATCGCCGGCATACTCTTGTTCACGGATCAAAGGCTTGTCTACCGAATCAAGCCTGACCATGACACACTGATACCTAGCTCCCACAAAGTCACGTAGCAACTCAACGGGAACCTCGTCGGGGTGCATGCGTAGCGTTAGCACATACCCCTCCTTGTCTTGCTTGATGGCCAACTTGATGGCCTCAAATTGCAGAGTTTTCATATGATCACCTCAAAAAGGAATGTCTTCATCGTTGATCTCTTGCGGAGCCGGCTTTGGTGGCGCAGCATCTGGCTTCACATAAGGTTCAGAAGCTTGTATGGACAGACAGTCCTTGCCGTTAATTACTTTGATCCAACCGGAGATTTGAATCGTCACAGTGGACTGTCCCGTAGTCTTGCTCAGCATCTGACGCAGGAACTCTCGGTCCAGCACTAGATCGCCACGCTTGTCTGGGTGCTGTTCTGTGCGCTTGTAATCGTTAGGCCACAAGGTGCCCGTGTTGGGCTTAGGAATGTATGTACTCATGCTGTCTCCGCAAATTTGTTTTTAACTGTGGTGAATTGAGCCATCAACTCTGTAAAGAAATCAGCATCTGTTTTCTTAACAACATCGAAAAGCTGTTTGTTCTTCCTGAATATTTTCATAACATCATCTTTCGAGGATGCGTATTTCAAAGCCAGACTTGCGGCTGCACTCACGGCAGACAGCCAATCTTCTGATGAGCCTTCGGGGCTCAGTGTTACTTTCATCATCCACTCGCCATCATCACCCTCAATAACAGCAGGAGGTCTTGGCTTTGCCGCAACTGGGGGAGGGGGAGCTTCAACCCGCTTGGGGGCATCGGCGCCAGCAGATGAATCAATCGCATCATGCTCAACGAGCTCGAGCGCTGTCATCCACAGGTAACGGCGTTGGTAGCTCTCCATGGCACCCAAATTCTGAATGGGGTGTGCACCTTTGAGATTGGCATCGGCCATCGGGGAGGTGATCATGACCATGGTGCCGTCTTCAGTGTCATAGATCGATAGCTCGGCATAGTCAGACTTGAAGCTGACGATTCCACACAGACCCACGTCATAGAAGATCTGCTGGATAGCGGGGATGAAGTCGCCCAACTCAAAGTAGCTGTAACCAGCAAACTTATTGAGCCCCGACTTCTTGAGTTCGGTAGACTGGAGCCGCACCCTGGCCTCCATTAACTTGCGATGTACTGTCATTTTTTTACTTTCTTGGTTGGTTTACGAACGGGTTGCTCATTGGAATCAACCTCTTCTAGAAGCTTTTCCAAATAGTGACGAGCCTTGAGGAGATCGAGGCCGCCGCCTTTTTCGGGATAGCGGGCTAGATACTTGATGACATTGCCACGCAAGTAGCCCTCGAACTGCTCTGGGGTCATCCACGACTTCATGGCATCCCACGGCTGGACATCTTTGGCCGTGTAATGGCCGCCTCCAACTTGGTAATAGTTGGCACTCATACTTCCTCCTTTGCTTGATAATCACGCCACTGGGCGCACCACTGATTTACTGAACAAAAGTTAGCGCAGCGAGTACGCTCACCCTGTCTAATGTCCAACTCATAATCTCTCCCCAAGCCGGCAAGCGCCTCATCTGCCGCCTCTTGCGTTTCATGCAAAGACTTGGCTCGAACCCCGCCTTTCTTGCGAACCGCATACACAGTTGGCTTCTCCCACATCTGCTCCGGCGTACAGGGCGGCAACAATTCGCCGGCCTCCATGGCAAACTCACAGGCAGAATGTTGTGCTATCCGACCCAAGACAAAAGCCTCCCGCTCTTCATACGGCCACAGCTTGATGGGCAACTCTTTGATGGGAGCTTCAGGGTAACCCTCCCGATTAGCGGCATCTCGGCGACTCCAGTCCCGCACGATGGCCACAATCCCCAAGTCAATTACCTTGACCTTGCGCACCTTCTCTACTAACCACGCATAGATGTTTAGCTGCTGCTCCCATTCCGCCTTGTCGTTCATGGTCGCCCATGCGCTGGTTGTTTTGTAGTCCCGAATCTGTATGCCCTCGGGTGTTTCTATTTGCAGATCAATGGCGCCGCTGATGTGCCAGCCATCGAGCTCAGTATGCAGTCGAGCCTCAACAATGTGGTTGTCATCCTTCCCATGTTCCAAGACGGTATGCACCGCTGAACCAAAGATAGACCACACCATGTCGGCCACGTCCTCTTCCAATTCATCTTGAAACTTCTGAGTCAAAGCCACAATCTTGGGGCTGTTGATCAGCTGGGTAACGCTGAGATTAGCCCGTCCCTTGCTGTAGGTTGGCCGCTTGACGACGTTGACAAACGTTTGCGGTATGTTGTATTTGTTCGTAAGAATCATGTCTGTTTTCCTCCAAGTTGATAGACACAAACAAATTCTGCAATATTTTTATCTGCATGTCAACAGGTCGTACCCATATAAATTCATGTGTGGCATATTTGGGTGGGAAGTGTTACTATCCGCGCATGCACATACAACTGTTACTCCCCTACCCCCCAAGCGTCAACCATTACTGGATGTCCAGTGGCAACATGCGCTACATCAGCAAGCGGGGGCGGGTGTTTAGGCAGGCGGTAGCAGAAGAGGCCGCCACTCAGGGGATCGTTGGCTTAGAGGGCCGCTTGGCGGTGCATGTCGCCCTGTTCCCGCCAGACCGCAGAAAGCGGGATGTGGATAACGTGCTCAAGGCTTTGCTCGATGCCTGCGAACATGCCGGCTGTTACGAGTCAGACAGCCAGATCGATGAGCTACATATTGTGCGGCAAGAGGTTAGGAAAGACGGCGGTTGCACAATCCTGATCCATACCTTATGATAGGCGGACTGCTAATGCAGTTGCCAAGTTGAGAGTTTAAGGGGGGTTTCGGCCCCCCTTTTTTTATAGCCCAGCTTCCTTGCGCATCTCAATAATGTCGTCAAGCATCTCTTGCTTCTCAAGTTGTAACAGCTTGATTTCCTCTCGGCGCTGATCTGGGGTCAGGCCAGTATCCTTACTCTCCCCATAGTAACGAATCTCGGCATTGATCTCTTTGAGCTCGCTGTCAATCTTATTGACATCTTTGTAGAAGTCTATGATGTCGCTGTGCTTCTCTTCATAAGCATCAGCTGCCGCCTCATCTTCCCGTTCCAACATCTTGGCGTAAGTGCCGTACCGCTTATCAACCTCGGCCTTGAAGTCATAGAACAGATCTTCATTACGACGGCCAACATCTGCCCGCAAGAACGAGCCTGTAATAGGCTGTTGCTTGTCAGTCATGGCTGCTCGCTCACCACTGGCAACGGCAATGCTGTTGGAGAACCACTGACCCATAGCGCCAGCAGTACCAAAGATACCCCTGATGATGTGATCGGCCTCAAGGGGATCTAAGAGGCGAGTTTCTTTGGTGCCCGTCAAGCTAGACAAGTACTTACCTGCCTCACTGGTTTCTGCTGTATAGCGCTCAGCCGCCTCGAGCTTGGCCAAGGATTCAGGGACAACAGGCCGACCAGTGAAGAAGTCTTTGTTCAGGCCAATCTCAACCAATGGCTTGATGCCGGATGGCACGGGGGTTGGGCCAAGCAACATGTCTATGGCCGCTTCTTTCAATGCCGTGCGCAAACGCCGCTCATCTACAGCGTTTTTGGTTCCTTCTTTGACGACCTTGTTGTAGATCATCTCGGGTACAGCCTTGTAAAAATAGGCGGCGCTGGTGTTCATTGGCAAGAGAATCTTAGTGCCAGGAATCATGAAGTTCCGAAGCTTGGTCTGATCATCCATCTGGTTGTACTCTTCATCATCACCAACCAAGAAGCAGTACAGCAGACTAATGCCAATTAACAATGTTCCGGTTGCGGCCAAACGAGCCAGCGCATTTGCACGGCTTCTGCCTTTTAATCCTCCGCCAGCCAAAGATTGGATCAAGACATCCATCGAGTTGGCATAAGCGCCCAAAAACGGCACAGTCTTCACAAGCGCCTGTGCAGCCTGACCAGAGCCGTGGTGCAAGAAGTTAATCGCATTGGCCGCCTGATACAGGGCTTGAGTTTCATTGCCCGTTTCTGCCAAGACGCGCTTGTACACAGCCACGCGCTGGGCCATATCCGAGGAATCGCCGATATGGTCCAAGCCCTTGATCACAAAGTCAAAGACGTTGCGGTTCATGATGCCCAAGCGGCGCTTGATCTCCGCCTCTGGCGTCCGTGCAAGACTTTGAAAACCACCAATACCTGCCGCCTTCAAAATCTTCACTGTTGGATCTGTGTTTAGCAGGCTGGTGACAAAGCCTTTGTAGACGCCGCCAATCAGTACCAGTGGGCGCTTTACGCCGGTCACAAGTGCAGCCGTGGGCGCATCCTTGAACACCTGCTTGATTTGGAACACGCCAGACAAAGTAATCGTGCGACGGGTAAAGTTAGCCACAGCAGCCAGCGGAGCCAGCATGGCAATATCCAAACTCTCCATCCCAAAGATAGATTCTGCGATGAGAGGATCTTGGATCTCCACTATCACACGCTGACCATTGACAATAAAATCAAATCTTCCCCGCTCCTTATCGGCTTTGGGGAACACCATGATCTTGCCCTTTTTGTTGCGGGTTGCGTACTCCAGTACGATCCGCTGGGCAGCCGCCTGACGCAGGCCGTTCATGGTCATACGCATGACGTTTCGGGTCATGTTGTCAATGATGTTCTCAATCTCTCTGCTGGCTTTGAACACCACCAGATCGCCAGCTGTAACCGGCACATCGAGCTTGACTTGGCCATCAGGCGTCACAGTAAATTTGTCAGAATCTACTGGGCTTCCATTGATTTCTACCTCCACCTCAGCGGCGGGTTGAATCTTGAAGTCCTGCTGTCCATCCTTGGCCACAAAGTCAGTGATGACCGTTGGCTTGCCTTTCTTGAACAGCTTCTCCAGACCAATGTTGGTCATCTTCCTGTTGCTGGCTTGTACGGGCGAATGGACATCTGTCTCGTCATTCATGATCCGCTGCCAAGGCACGTAGTCTTTGATGTTTGATAAATTTTCGTATCGCTTCTCAGACAACAGGCCAACCTGCCGCCAGAACGCCAGCATGTTTTGATTGATGGCAGACCAGTTTTCCATGATCTTGCGCAGCTCTGGATGAACTGCATCTCTGGCGATGAACTCATCAATCTCTTCATCGGACATCCTGATCTTTTTATAGACCACCTCGATGGCTTGAAGATCTTCTTTGGCCTCGGCCATAGCATCTCGGGCAGCCATGATGTCTTCTTGGGGGGCGCCGGATGCCAGTAATTCCTCGTAGTTGCTTTTGAAGAACTCATACTCAACTTCACGGTCAAAGTATTCGTTCTGGATGCTACGGCTACGCTTGGCTTCCAAGTAGCCTTGGATTATGTCTGTACCCAACTGATCGCCCAAACGCTTCTTGAGTGCGCCTTCTGCCTCATACACACCGCGCATACCTTTGTCGCGCTTAACAGCAACAAAGTTACGGCTCTTCTGATCAAACTTAATCCCGCCTTGGAAAATCACCTCGGTTGCAATCTGACCACCACGGATTGCGTTATCCAGCGCCACAGATGCAGTTGCCAAACCTTGGCTTGTTATTAAGTCGCCGTTGTATTTAGAAAAGTCAGCGGCATTCAGGCCAGACCCAAACCAAATGTTCTTGTTGCGGGCATACAGAATCGCTCTGTCAACTGAGTTGGCCGCAGTGCCTAACGCCTCAAGGGGATCAGATACCGCATAGGTGAAGAAGTCTTTGCCCAACTTACCCGCATTGACAGCTTGCGTCTTAAGCGGGGACTGATCAATCTGTGGCGTGTTGGGGCGGTTGTATTTATCCAGCAGTTTTTTGTCATCCTCAATGTTCTCGAACGTATCAAATTGAACACCTGCGCTGCGAACCAAATCAACCAGCATTTCTTTGGATATGCGCTCTTTGCTTCCGTTCATGACATCTTTGAACATCTTCTGAACAACATAGCGATTGTCAAAGCCCAAAACATTCTTTAAACCTTCCCACAGCCTAGCAATAGCTCGCTTGAACTTGCCCCATGCATTGCCAAGCTCAGCAGCCATTAGGTTCTGAGCATTAACCGCCCAGAATTCAGATGGGTTGACGTACTGATACATGTCATAGCTTGGCAAAAGATCCGTCGCTTTGCGGAAATTTGCTTCAGTTGGCCTATCAATAAAGTCCATGACAGCATGGAAATACTTCTGATGCTTCTCGTCTGGG